CTTAGCACCGATTGCATTTCTGAAGATATCATATCTTAAATATTGGTCAGTGTCTACTGGATTAATTGGGGTTGGTTCGTCTGCCCATTCTTTAGACTTACCTACAACCATATAAAGGATTGTCGATCTTTTAACGTTTCTGCTATCTTCTTCAGCATTCATTGAGTGAACGAATGCTTTAGCATTGTTTATTGATAATTCTTTTGTTGCGTAGATATAAGGCATTAAATGTTTCCGTTTATATAATATGTATTAGCACTAGACAAATTAGTATTTGCCCAAGCAATTTTCACATTAGCAGATGTATTACTCGATACTATATTTAGTGGTATTGAATAGAACGTTTGTGGTGAATATTCAACTACGATTGTATCGTTATTAGCAAACTCTGATAAGAATGAAGTACCAACACCAGTTATTGTATAACTTCCATTATTTATACTAATCGAACCATTAGATTGCTGACGTTTTTTGTTATGAGTTGATACAGTTACATCAATAGAGACATTACTCTGAGAACGGAACTTGCCAAACAATGCCTGTCCAGCAGGATGCACAAGTTTTAATGCGTAATCCTTATATCTGTCAAGTGAAATTGCTGATACAATTTCGTAAGAGTACTCCTGATAATATTTACTATCTTGAATGAACCCACGAGCAGATGATACATGACTTCTTGTGGTAGCATAATAACCTTCAGCATTAGCAACACCACTTAAACCTAATGTAACTTCAGCACTTGTAGCAAGTGGTCTTGTGGTCGCAGTCATAACAACTTGTTCATTATGCTTATATGCATAACCAGAATCTAAAACCCTCAACCCAGTAATCGTACCATTAGCACCAACACCTGCATTAATAATAGCATTATCACCAAGAACACCTTCATCTTTAACAAATGTAATCTTAGCACTACCAGTATCAATAACAGATCTAGCATCTGCCTCTAATCCAGGAGTGTATGATGAATTGAATGATTGTAAAGCAACAGTGGTGTTATTAGCAAAAACTATGTTTCCAGGTTTTCTCTGTAAGATATCCTGCCACACTCTAACAGTCATTTCATAAATACCATTAGCATGAGCAGTAACTGTAATTCCTTGGTTTGGAGCATGCCCACCTTTAACGTGACCAGTAGCACCAGAACTTGATTGTACAATCTTATCGTTTGTATCTAGTTTAGTGAAACTTGAATTACCAGTTCCCCAGTTGATATTATTACTTTGCATAGTAATGTATGCTTCGCCAATACCTAATGATGCAATATCATTTTCTCTAACACTAATAGTAGGGGCAACAGAATAACCAGAACCACCAACTACTAATGATAACTTATCAATCGTACCAATAGTTTCTGCTGAGAATAAAAATGAGTCGCTTAATTTAGTATGGATATTTTCAATCTTAGTATTAGCAGTTTGAGAAACAACGTTACCAACTGTTGTATTTGCAGCAACTAATCTTAAACCTTCATTAGCAACGAATGCTTTCATAGCACCGTTATCAAATTGACTTGATGTATTTGCTGTTGTGTTTGCACCAACTTGTAAGTAGACTAGATCTCTGTCATCAGCACCACCAACTCCACGTGTATAACCGTTAGCAGTTGTAGTAATAACCTTTTTAACTACACCGAATGCTCCAGAAGTTCTACCAACTAATTCATCACCAGTTGAAATAATTTGACCTGCTACGTTACCTACTTGCATAACGTGATAACCAATTGTATTACTTTGGAACGAAATAGATGTTCCTACTGTATTACCAGATGAGTTCGCAAAACGTGAACGGAGTGTATGCCCATTTGTAAAATTCTTATAAGCATCAACACGAACTGCTGTATTACCTGCTGTAACATTTACAATACTTAATACGGTTGCATTTGCAGAGTTGTTAGCAGAATATAATGAGTCGCCAACTTTAATAGTTTGAGTGTTTGCTATGTTTATTACAGCATTAGCATTATCTCTATAATTTGTTTGTGTAACTGCTTCACCAATCTCAGGGAATCCGAATGATGGGTTACTCAATAACGTGTTAGCAAAGGTTGAGTTTAATCCATAAGGTGACACGATTGGGGCAAGACTGCCATAGATATTATTACTAGCAATTAAGTTGGTATTCATTTGAACAGCAAACGTATCACCAATATCATTGTTGTCAATTCTAAAACTAGCAGGAGATGAACCATCACCACCAATAAATTCAATTACCGATCCGCCAGGTTGAGTTGATGGAGTATAACCAGAACCACCGTCTGCTAATGAGAATGTGAGAGTACCACCCAAGTCACTAATAGAAGTAACAACTACTTTACCAAAGTCTCCGACATCACTTGAAATTAAATCAACAACATCACCTGGAGCATACTCACCACCTGGACTAACGATTGTAGCAGTACTAATGCCTGCTTCGATAATAGGTACATGCCCAGAACCAGCAGTATCTGTTAATAGTCTTACTGGTTCTAGGTTATTAAATGTTCCTTTAATGTTTGATACAAGAATCTGCATAAGATCCCTGCCTCTAACGACACGTCTTACAACATCCTCAACTAAACATTCAGCACCAGACTCAGCACCTTTAATAGTTTTACCAATAAACGAATATGTTGCAGAATTGTAACTAGCAATTAGATATCTATCAATTCTATAATCACCATCAGACACTTTAAGGATCTGGTCAGCAGGATAACTTAACTCTACGTCTTCATTATATACTGAACGGAACAATAACTTATAAGAAGCAAGTGTTCCTCTAGATTGGTTAAAGTTTTTAATTGCTTTCGCAAGAAGTCTTTTATCAGCAATTGTAGATGCTGGGATAGATGGTAATAAATCCTTTCTAAAGTATTCAACATACTCATCTAAGGTTTTATCAATATCTCTGTAATCTTGTAGGTTGGCAATACCGTCAGTAAGTTTGCCAGACTGCTCCATATATTCATAATATGCTTCTATGAATGCTAAGAAGTTTTCACCGTCTTCCTTATAGAAATCAGGGAATTGATTCTTTACAAGAGTGGATATCTTATTTGATACAGACATTAACTGTTCTCGCCAACTACACTAATTACTGCGTCACCTGATTCCATTAATAATATTTGTTCCCTTACTGGGATAACGTCTAACCTTTCAGGTATAACTGAAACCTTTAATTCTAAGTCAGCAACAGCAGTCGGGGCAATACCAGTGATTTGTATAGCACCAGTCTCATAATTTATTGTTCCAACTTCAACACCAATGTTTACTTTTTCTTTAGCATCATTAAAACGATACACACTAATATTGCCCAAACCATCATCATCTAAGTATGCTGAGAAACCTTTATATGTAAATTGGGTAGAATCTAACGTACCCTTTCTAATAGCATTATTATAGTTTAATGATATAGTTTGTAACTTACCGAAGTCAGGAACAAAACGTTTCTCTAGTTTAAGAGATACATCATTATTTAAAATATAACCATTAGAAGTATTATCCAATGCTCTAACAAACCTAGAGAATCTTAAACGGTTGCCAAATCTCTCTAAGTTATTAGTTGAGAAAGTATTAACAGCATCACGAATGCTTTGCTCAATAGCAGATGAAGTAGTAGTTGTTGATGTTAAATCATAATACGTTGTAATAGTAGGAACAACATAAGTGTAATCTGCATCAATAATAACTGGGTCGATTGCTAAAGGAACTCTATCAGCAATACCTTCTTTAATTTGTATCTTACGAGTATTAGTAGCAAACCTTTCAGCAAATGGTTTAACAGCAATATAAACTTTACCATAAACTGGGGGACTTGCTTGCTCTCCACCAAATGCAATTACTGACTGTAGGTCTGAGTTCTCAGCAAGGATGATTCTTTGATAGTCATTATCAATTACAGCACGGTTTTGTGTCTGGTAGTTTCTTGGAGCATTAAACTTAATACTTTCAATAGATTCTGCTGGACGACCACCACTTGCTTTAGTTACAGTTGATACTGAAGCACTTGTATATGATACACCAATATTCATTGTATCAATTGAGAAAGTGTCGGCACCGTTAGTTGCTTCGCCATTATTAACTAGGTAAGAAACAATAACAATGTTACCATTCTTAACTGGTTTGCCTAATGTACCATCACCAAAGATAATTTCATACTTCTCGTCTGCTGCTTCCTCAATCGTGTAGATTTCTGAAGTTGAATAGATTTGACGAATATTAGATAACCTTGTAAACTCAGTTGTAGTTGAATCTGAAACTGATTCTTGAACATTAACAGTAATACTTGAAGAATCAATTCCCTTGTTAGGTAGGATATATCTAACTGGGTTACTAGAATCTACTGCGAACAGATGTGTTAAAAGGTTTCCTTCCCTAATAGTAACATTCGTAGAATATGTATTAGCATTATTAATTACTTTGGTTGCTGCAGTTGTGACATAAGTATAAGTTATATCATCAATCGTAGTTGAAAACTTTGAAGCAGCCGGAATAGTGAATTGCGAAACAGTGTTGGCAACACCATTAAATACTAAATTAATTGCTGCAGTACCACCAACACTAGAAACTGGAGTATAACCCAATTCCTTAGATCTAGATACAACTGAATCTCTTTGTTGAGCAGTATCTAAGAACATTTCATTAGCAACCATATTTAAGTAATATGAATTATAATGAGTGTTATATGCTAGAACGTCAAGCAGGACTGCCATAGCAGATCCTTCAAAGTTATAGTCTGAGAATTGTGATTGAGTGCTTAGGTATGATTTTAGATTAGTTCTAATGTCATCAAAATCTAACTCAGTTACTTGTAGGTATGTGTTTGCTGTTGCCATTTATCGTACTCGTTCTAGTATGACATCCAGGATAACTGGGTCAGGATCGTTTAATATCATAAATGCCACCGACACTGTCAATGCATTTGCTTCTGGTCTTTCTTCTACTAGAACCTCAAACACATCTGCTCGAGGTTCATAGTTTTTAATTACTTCTTTAATTGCCCTTTCCATCTGCTGTTTAACAGGTGGTGTGAACAATTCAAATAAGAAATACCGAATACTACATCCAATGTCTGACTTAAATGGACGTTCGAAATAATCAGTTAAGATTAATGACTTAACAGATTGTCTTACGGATTCTCTGTTAGTCTTTCTACCCACGTTACCCGTAATCGGGTGTGCGATAAATGATAAATCTAAGACACTGAATATTTCTTGTTTAGGCATTAGGCATTATTTTTT